GGTCCTTCCCATGCATCGAATCCATACGGGTAGCAAAACCTCAATTTCCAACTCCATATAATTGTGCGTTTGAATGAGACTTTGAGACTTTAAGAAGAATGAATGATATTGATAAGATAAATGATAATAAATGTCCGGCGTGCAAAGGTGTGAAGGTGCAAAAATATGGTCGCACCAAAACCGGCGTGCAAAAATATCGTTGCCTCAATCTTGGTTGTCGTCGGCAATTTGTCGGCGCATCAGATCGTCCAGTCGATCCGGACACTAAAGATAAAATCATCAAATTACTATCCGAAAATGTTCATCCAAAAATAATTCACAAGACGTTTTCAGATTCTATTTCATTGCGATGGATTTACGAACTCAGGCGAAGGATGAAAATTAAAATATGACCGAGAAAGCGGATATCACTATTGACCTGGTGGATAAAACCTGCACCCGCTGCGGAGCGAAAGGCGTCACGGAAAGCGGTCTGTGTTTGAAATGCGTAGGCATCGTCGCTATGGATTCCATCGATAACATCCGCCGTCAGGTTAATGACCGCGTCACCGAAGAGAAACAGAACTCACAGGCCAAAGAAGAAAAGCAGGAAATCGACAGCAAATTTATCGGCCAGTGTCTTCTTTCCAATTCTACCGGCGACGGCCTTTTATACGCGACGCTATTCCGCGATCAATTCCTGTATGTCAAAAATATACAGGAATGGTTTATGTGGACGGGGCATCTCTGGCAACGCGACAAAATGAATCTATCCTTTGCCGCCGTCGAAAAGATCGCTTTGGTTTACCTGGAAGAATATAAAAATATACACAAGCAGATTGCGGAACTCGCCGGCGATGACAATAAAGATGAAATAATAAAACTCCGAAAAAAAGGAGATAAGATTTTAGAGCGAGTCCGGCAACTCCGTGGACCGCAGCGCCGTAAATCATGTCTTGATTTCGCCCACACCATAGACAACCCGCTGGCCATTACCGGTGACGAATTCGATCAAAGGCCAATGCTCTTCCCGTGTGCCAACGGCGTCATCGATCTCGAGACAGGCAAATTCAAAGACGGGCGGCCGGGTGATTACCTGTCATTGGGCAGCCCGGTTGAATGGAAAGGCATTGACGAACCGTGCCCGTTATGGGAAAAATCACTGCGCGAAATCTACAACTGCGATCGTGAAGGCGACGATCAATCCCTGGTACAATATAACCAGCGCCTTTACGGATACGCCATGACTGGTCAGGTCGCCGAAAAAGTCTTCCCCGTATTGTACGGCAAGACCGGCTGGAACGGCCGCAGCCTCATCATCGAGACCATCAAATACGTCATGGGTGAACTGGCCGCGCCTATCCCTTCTGAAATGCTGCTGAGTCAGCGATTCAGCAAATCATCATCCGGGCCCAGCCCGGACATCATGAGTTTAAAAGGAATCAGGATGGCTTTCGCCAGCGAGATCGATGAGGGCCAGCGGTTTTCCGTTGCTAAAATCAAATGGCTTACCGGGAAGAATGAAGTCACCGGCCGCAATCCGCACGACAAATATCAATCGCGTTTCGATCCTACGCACACGCTTTTTGTCGAGACCAATATCCAGCCGTCGGCGCCCGCGGATGACAAATCATTCTGGGAGCGTTTACACCTGATCCCTCACAACATCAGTTTCGTCAATCGTGATCCACGGGAATCCCATGAACGGCGGGCCAATCTGAACCTCGACAAAGAAATAAAAAAAGAAGCATCCGGAATATTGGCCTGGCTGGTTCGCGGCTGCTTAATGTGGCAGCGCGACGGATTAAATCCGCCGTCCGTTGTCACCGAGGCCACCGCGAAATATCGCATGGACGAAGACATGCTGGGCGACTGGATAGAAGAATGCTGCACCAAAGACCCGCTCGCCAAAGAAGGTGCGGCAGACCTCTTCCATTCCTTTGTTGAATGGTACCACACCAACCAGGGCAAGGGCGATAAACTAACCGGAACATGGTTCGGAAAGCAACTCGGCAAGAAATTCGACAAAATTAAGTCCAACGGACGCAATATGTATGTTGGACTTTCTCTAAATAAGGGAGGGTTGGAGACTATAAACGTATGAAAACTTATACTGTTAAAAAATTTAATACAGACCAAAAAACACCGTTACAACCCTCCACTATCCCTAATTTTCAGGGAGGGTTTGGAAAAATGCAAAAATCGTCTGTATTACTGAAAATCTGCGTATCTGTCCGAAAAATAAAAGGGTTCTTCGGGGATGGTATGTCCTGTTCTGAATTTTTTGGGGAGGGTGGACAGTTCAACCTAGGAAACTTTCCTAGTGGTTTTTTATAAAACCCACGGACAATATATATAAGGCGCAACTATCCAACTATCCCTGAAGGGTGGGGTATATATAAAATATATATAAATAAATGAATGATAATAAATAGATATAAAAAAAGAAGAAAAAAGGAAAAATTCAAAAATTAAGAGTTTTTGCAGTGAAATGTTTTTTAAAAATAAAGAGTTAAGAGATTAGGGAGGGTTTGAAATGTTTATTATTGAAGAAGAAGCGATTAAAAAAATATGTCCATTTTCTATGGCAACTCCATCAGAAACATTCCTTGAAAACTGTCAGGCATCAAAATGTATGTTATGGCGCTGGGGAGTTTATCAAAAAAATGGTCATCCAAATAAGAACAATGGCGGTTATTGTGGATTAGCGCCATTAACTGTTGAAAAAGATTAAAGGTACAAATCCCGCGTCGCTACGCTCCTGGGATAATTCGCTCTACGAATTTCCCGGCGTTGCACTTGGGAAATTCTAGGACTCATTATGAACACATACGATCTGGCGATACAGGAAGTAAAACTTAAAAAAGCATCGTCGAGCAAGGGTGGGGAGTTTCATGGTCCCTGCCCTGGATGCGGAGGTGATGATCGCTTCCATGTCTGGCCGAACGAATATCAAGAAAAGGGAGGTTATTGGTGTCGTGCTTGTGGTAAGGCGGGCGACAATATCCAGTTCCTGATTGACTTTAAGGGAATGGATTTTAAAGCGGCATGTCAATTTTTAAATATTAATATAAAAGAACATACCGCCGAAACCCGACGTATGCCGGGTATTCCCGATAAACCACCATTCGAGCCGGAACAGCATCAAAACCCGGATCAACTCTGGCAGGAAAAGGCTGAAAAATTTGTCACCTGGGCGCAACTTCGCCTTGCTGAAAACGCGGACGCGATAAAATGGCTGGCCTCTCGCGGAATCAGCGCGGAGGCGGCCGTTGCCGCGCGCCTGGGATGGAATCCCGGTGAAAACGGAAAAGATATTTTTCGAAGTCGAACCGCGTGGGGATTGCCTGAACTGATAAAAGAAAATGGAAAGTTACGGATGCTCTGGATACCGCAGGGACTGGTGATACCCTATAGCGTTGACGGAATCATCCAGCGCATTCGCATCCGTCGTCCCGAAGGCGAACCACGCTACTACGTTATACCCGGATCGTCAATGTCTAAAATGATCATCGGCATTGAACGCCGCGCCTTTGTCGTCATCGAAAGCGAACTCGACGCCATCGCCTGCGCCGCGGCCACCGATCTAGCCGGAGCTATCGCTATGGGAACCCTCGAAGGAAAACCCGACGTTGCCGCCTACACCATATTAAAAGACTCCATACAGATACTCAACGCCCTGGACTATGGAGACAAGGACGGCGGAAAGAAAGCTGCGGAACGCGCATTTAATTGGTGGCTCGAAAACTTTCCCGAACGCTGCGACCGCTGGCCCGTCCCGAAAGGAAAGGATCCCGGCGAAGCATTCCAGCAGGGGATAGACCTGAAAAGATGGATAGAAGCGGGGTTGCCGCCGATCGTGACGATATCACGACGTGAAACGGGAAAAGTGAATGGTGAAGCGAAGCCAGGCGAATGCCGGGTCACTATAGTCCAGGAACAAGAATGTCATTGCGAGCCGTCCCTCGGATGGCGTGGCAATCTCAAACCAAACGCCGACACTCCACCCCTTATCGCCGAACTCTGGAAACTCCTGCGCGACAATCCCAGCGTCAAGATCATCAATGAACCGTACCATTTCACCGTCTTGCGCCGCAATGACCGTTACGTTGGCGGCCGCATCAACGAACTGGTAATGAAACCGGGTGAAGTCAATGACTATCTTTTAAACCATCCGGATGAAGAAATTACATGGCAGAACCTATTAAAAAAACGTGAAGAGTGAAAGGTGAAGGGTTAAGAATGAGATGACTAAATTTTTTCCAACAATATTAATCGCGCTTAGCATTGCCGCGGGGATCGTTTACGCGGTGAAGGGCGACGCCCGGCACTCAATCTATTGGTTTGCCTCGGCCACGCTGAATATAGAGGTAACGTACTGAAGGAACCATGCAAAAAGAAGATCTCGAAAAATTAATGACACCCGCTGAAAACAAGCATTGCGCCGTTTGAAGCGCTGGTGGAATTATCCCTGAGCGAAGCGAATGGGATGAAGTACGACTATGATAAAAGAAGAATTAGAAAAATTAATCGACGGAAAGCCTGATGACATAAAAGCTAAAGGCATATTATTGTTTAATGCCTATCTAAAGACACAACTCAGCGTCAAAGATGATCCGTCATCGCAAAATTACAGAAACATGAATTCCGCTCAGGAAGCTCTTGAAGAATTCCGTATAGCCCAGTCCGGTGAAAAATCCGATGAAAAATATACGACTGAAAAATCCGTATTAAAATATCTTGAAGATAATGGCTGGAAAATATCAAAGCCTACGCTCAACCGGCATATTAAAACCGAGCGTAAATTATTAAGACAAAACGACGGAACTTTTACCCAAAAATCCATAGATAAATACGCCGAAACCTGGCTCAAAAAGACCGCGACCGGCAAACGTCTGCAGGAAGGAACCGACGAATTACAACGGCAGAAACTTGAACAGGAATTAAAAAACCTCCAACTCAAAAATGAAAGAGAAACATTCAATTATAACAAAGATCGTGGCCTATACATTCCCAGGGAGCAAATGGATATTGAACTGGCTACGCGTGCCGGTATTTTAATTGCCGGATTAAAGCACTGGATACAAACTAACGTAGCCGATTGGATAGTATCGGTCGGCGGAGACACGCGGAAAGTGGGAGAGTTAATCAATAAGATGAGCAACGACATGGACGAACACATTAACCATTACGCAAGCAGCAGGGAATATGAAGTCGTAATCGACGGCGAAGATAAGCAACCTCAAGAATCAGGGATGGAAATATTATGAACCTAACCACCGTCCACATACCCCGCAGCGCTCCCTGGCTGCCGCCTTCAATGCTTGAGCAATCAGGCGAAATTCGGCACCATATTACATTATCCGAAACGGAGCGTCGCGTATTCCGCAAGCACAAAAAAATACTGGTGTCCAAATGGGCGGAAATGCACCGATACGTCACCATGTCCGTGCTACCCGGCCGGTGGAAAAACGAAGTAACGCCATATATGGCCGGCGTCATGGACGCTTCTTTTTTCCCTTCCGTTCAGACAATAATTATCTGTAAACCTCCGCAATGGGGAGGAACGGAAGGAGTATTGACCTGTCTCGGATATGCCATTGACCGCGATCCCGGACCAGTTCTCTGCATCTATCCTGATGAACTGACGGCCAAGGAAAACAATCAGGATCGTATCCAGCCGATGATCACATCCAGCCCGCGCCTTAAAGCATACATGACCGGATCGGATGATGATGCCGGCATGATGCGGATCAAACTCACGCATATGCTTATCTATATGGCCTGGGCCCGCTCCGCATCCCGGCTGGCCAATAAACCTATCCGCTATCTTGTATTTGATGAAATAGACAAATATCCGGACACTGCCGGCAAGAATGAAACCGATCCGATATCCCTGGGTGAGGCCAGGGCCATCACCTATCGGCACAACTGCAAAAAATGGAAAATCAGCACGCCGACGAAAGAAACCGGAAATATCTGGCAGGCCTTGACCAAAGAGGCTCAGGTTATTTTCGATTATCATGTCACCTGCCCGTTTTGCGGCCATCATCAT